TTTCGCAAACTGGGCACCTTATTTTGACGCCGGAACTTCATGTTCCGAAACGATCAATACAGAGAATCATGCATGGCTCTCTGGAAGGTGGTCTGGTGGCGGCCCTATGGACTTGTGGCGTAATACGCAACAATGTTCACCGTCGAGTACTAAAGTCAGCAAGACTTCTGGTACTGGACAGATTAAAGGGACTGCCAGGATGGGATCCGCAAGGATCAGTACTTACCCTATGGGTGAGTATAACCATCCTTCAGATGCTCAGTTGAACGCTGATGGCACGACTGCCATTGCGCGTACTGAGCCCACTAACCCTTCTTTCGATCTCTCAGTTTTTCTGGGAGAACTTCGAGCTGAAGGTTTACCGAACATTCCTGGCTCTTCTGTTATGGAACGCACCCGAGCAGCGAAAGCTGCAGGGGGTGAATACCTCAACGTAGAGTTTGGATGGCTTCCTCTCGTCAGGGGCTTGCGAGATTTCGCTGCCACTGTCGATAAGAGTGATCAAATTACACGCTCCTACCAGGAGAATGCTAATAAGGTCATTCAGAGAAGCTATGAATTTCCCATCGAAGAAGAGAGTCACGCGGAGCCTTGCTCCTTTAACGCGATTCCTGGAAACGGTGGGACTTTTAATGGTGGAGGTCGGTATCAACACCGACTTCAAAAGAAGTGGTTTGAGGTAGAGTATATTTACTACCTTCCCACTGGGGGATCCTTTAATGACAAAATACGTCGTTATGGATCATATGCTCGTAAACTCTACGGCATAGATTTGTCCCCTGAGGTTGTTTGGAACCTCGCACCATGGAGCTGGGCCGCCGACTGGTTTTCCAACGTTGGAGATGTGATGCATAATATCTCCGCGATCGGTACGGACGGTTTGGTGTTGCGTAATGGCTACATGATGTGCCATACTTCGAAAGTTATTCTCGATAGTGGGAAAAATTCCCTTTCTAATGAGTTTATGACGAAGCTTACGATTTCCGAGAGGAAAACTCGTAGGAACGCAACTCCTTATGGATTTGGTGTCAACTTCTCTAGCCTCACGGCAAAACAAGTTGCCATCATCACTGCCTTAGGGCTTTCCCGTTGGTAGTGACCTTCCTCGCTCGTTAGAGTGAGAAGGCCGCCACGTTCTGGTGGCATAATTGGTTCATATCCTTCATAAGATATGGATTTCCAACCATGGCTCACCTTAGGTGAGTCCCTCAACAGAGAGATGATCAATGTTCGCAGATCCTACAATCACGATCAATGCGGTTGCTCAAGCGCTAAAGCGCACGAGCATGGGCACCAATTCAGGTGCCTTCGCAACAAATGACGGACTCCACCGGCTCGCTATCTCCCATTCACTGGGAGCTAACAACCAGCGGATGATCCGTCTGGATCGCACACAGACCGTGGCCAACCCCCTCACTACGGGTGAGTTCTTTGACGCGACAGATTCTATCTGGCTCGTCTCTAGAACCCCCAAGCTTGGGGCGTTGACTGTGGTCCAGCAGAAGCAGCTTGTGGATGGCTTCATCGCCTTCCTTTCGGCTTCTTCTGGGGCCGCCATCACCCAGCTTCTGGGTGGTGAAAGCTGAGGAATTAGTAACTCCTCAATCTACGTCATTGGTCTAGGCATTCTACCAGCTCCGTTAGGAGTGATAGATGAAAAGACTGACGACTCTTTGGAGAGTACTCGCACAAGAATGTGCGAGTAGGTGTGGTACCAGCACTGTTCGTGACTTTAAAACAGTCACGAATCGGGTCGAATCGGAAGGCGAATCGTTTTTAACGATTACGCTGCCCCAGTTTTCAAAAGACTTTGAACGGTCTCTAGAGGCTGGTGCCCTTGACTCCACTCTCTTTTCTGGTTTTCGGAAAAGAGGAGGTCTCCCCCTATTCTTAGGAGGTTTCCTGAGTCAAATCTTCGACCCATCTGGTGTGTTATTTGACGAACCTAGTGTAGATTGCATTCGTTCCATTCGCCAACTTACGTTGGTTTTTGGAAAGATTGAGCGACAGTGCAGTGATGCACGGATAGCTCACGCTATGCGACAGTACGTCAATATTGAGCAGGAACTGGAGTTAGTAGATCCCAATAGCCTAGAGGAGTTCTTCCCCCTATTCCGACAGGCGTCTACTCTCCTATGGGCTGATGTATTTTCACATGTCGAGAATTCTATTCTCGACAAGCATCAGCTCACTGATGAGTGGGTGAATCCCTTACCAAAGGGAAGTTCACACAAACTACCGCGCAAGCGGTCATTCACTCAGCACGGACGAGGTTTAGTCGACCCCTTGGATGTTATCCTGGGTATCGATCGGAGCGCTGTCCACCATTCGCAAGAATGGTCGTTCATCTCCAAAAAGAAACGCGGCCATCTCGGCGATTGCGAAATCGTCGATCCAGCCAGTTTCTTTACCCTCGTCCCTAGGCACGGTCCTGGTGCTACCGCTGACAAACTCCGCGGAAACGCGAAGTTCTCTGTCAGTAAGTGGCCCCAGCGTTTGGAAAACGTGTTTCCTTACGGAGATTACGCTCTCCCCCAACTCGCACATGAAAACGAGTTGGATCGTGTCCAGTTCCTCGAGCCTGGCGCTGAAGTGCCTGTAAAGGTCACTCCAGTTCCTAAGACGGACAAGACCCCCAGAATCATCGCTGAGGAGCCGACTGCTATGCAATATATGCAGCAGGCCCTCTTCTTCCAAGTTGTTAATCGCTTGGAGAATGCTGTCAAATTTCCTCCACCCTTGGGTGGAAAGGAATTTGACCTCGGCCGATTCTTTGTCGGCTTTGCAGATCAAGAAGCAAATCGCTTCTTGGCTTGCAAGGGCAGCCTCGATGGCAGCCTCGCTACGCTCGATCTGAGCGAAGCATCCGATAGGGTCTTGAACTCTCACGTACTACTCCTGTTCGAAAGGTTTCCTCGGTTATCCGAGGCAATTCAATCGACCCGGAGTACTCGTGCAGACGTGCCTGGAAACGGAGTTATCTCCCTATCCAAGTTCTCGTCTATGGGTTCTGCACTCTGCTTTCCCATTGAAGCAATGATCTTCACGACCATTGTTTTCTGTGCGATTGCTTACGAGTGCCATACACCAGTGAACCGCAAACTCATAATGAGTATGCGGGGCAAAGTGCGTGTCTACGGAGATGATATTGTTGTCCCCGTAGAATATGTACCTCGAGTGATTCAATTCCTTGAGCTTTTTGGGCTCAAAGTGAATAAGGACAAGAGTTTTTGGAACGGCAAGTTCCGGGAATCTTGCGGAGGAGACTATTTCTCAGGTGAATGGGTTACCCCTGTTCGCCTTCGGAATGAACTTCCTCGATCACTCGGTGACGTTGATGAAGTGGTTGGCTTAGTTGCCTTCCGTAACCTAATTTATTGGAGTGGTTACTGGGAGACAGCTAAGATTCTTGATCACCGACTTTCTGTCCTACTAAAAGGACGATGGAAGGTAGTAGAGAAAACCACAGCAGGACTCGGTCGTGAGTCCGTTCTCCCTTACCAGGGCGAATGGATTGACCCCGAGTTGCACTCTCCCCTTATTGCAGGGGCCATAGTGCGGCATAAGATACCTGAATCTAAAACTTCAGGATCCGGTGCTTTGCTTAAGTTCTTACTTAAGCGTGGGGTTCTCCCCTCGCAAGATAAGGACCATCTTGAACGTCAGGGACGTCCTGTTAAGTCCTACATCAAATTACAGGGGATCCGACCTTATTAATTAAGGTCGTGGGGAC